GAAGCCATGGTAGTGAAGGCAGTACCCATGTTCTTAGCCCAAGAAGTTAGGCCAGTAATCTTTCCTACCCATCCTAAGAATACCTGACCAGCGATACCAAGCCCAGTAACTACAGCGCCAATGACCGTTCCCATAAATTTGACTGCATTCACAAATTTATTGACATTCAAATGCCTTCCAATAGTAGCAGCAAAGTTTGCGATGCCACCAAACGCTTTGGCAAGTATTGGAAACTTCTGACCAAGCTTATTTAAGGAATTGATGAGTGGTTTTATAGGCAGCAGTATCTTGCCAAGATTCTTAATCATTTTTAACTGGAACTGAACCATACCAGCCAATAGGCCAGAGATTGCACCAGAGATCATAGGAGCCAATAATTGTAATGCTATCGACATTTTACCAGATTTTAAAGACGCATCTTCTCCTTGCTCTTGAGCAGTATTCCATATACCCTGAATACCTCTTGAAATGCTAGTGAAAATCGACATCTGTTCGCGCTGATCTTCTTCGGATAATTGGGCATCACGAATCACATCTGATTGATTTCTAATAGCACTTACCACGTCCTCATTATCACCGGTTTCTTGTGGTGATTCATTTTCTGGAGTGGCTTCACGTCTTTGGCGTGGCTGTCTATCAGGCCCACGGCCAACCTTAGCAGGCGCAGCTACAATACCCGATGTTATTTTCTCCATCGTATCAGTAAGCTTATCAGTAGAATCTTTCTGAGCTTTATTAGAAGCAATTAGCTCTTCTGTGATATCACTTATCTTCCGCTTCTGAGCTTTATCAGATGCTGACTCTCTATCAATTGCCATTTATTTCCCCTTTGTCATGAACAAAGTAATGCCCATGTAAGCACCAATGATTGAAAAATTACCTAGATAGAACATTGGCAGTACATCAGATAATGCATTGATTCTATCTATTGATATGAATGGAGTAAAAAGCAGGGCCGTGAAAAGAACAACCGAAACCATCGAGATTTGGGTGGTTGTTCTCTGGCCCTGCATACGCCTTCCAAATAAGGCTAACTCTTCTGCCTCAACTACTCCATCACCATCAATGTCCATTTTATTTTTATTATCAGACATTACTTCTTCCTCTTTTGCTCTTCCTCTTGTTCCTTTAAGTAGTTGGTCAGCATCATGACATAAACCTCTCTTTCCCAAGGCCACATATTCTCTAAATCAAACAAACTATAATTGTGATGCTGCATCATTGCAAAGTTTGTTTGATAGTGTGACTCTAGGCTTTCATTAGAGAGGCATGCTAGAAAAAATCTTGCATACCACTTAAAGTAACAACGTTATGATGGCCACATACTTTACAGTCATACTCTTCAACATGTTTCAGTGAAGGGATAGACTTAAAGAACTCAGCCAGTTTTTGTAACTGTGTATTATTCAATTGCTCTACAAATGCTACCAGTTCATCCTTATTAGAATCTTCCGCAGCATACACCTCATCAGCATCGTAGATAGAATCGATTGAGGATACGATAGCCAAAATCATCATTGCCATCTCATCCTTTCCGGTACTGTCAATAACACCATACTTGGTCAAATCTTTTATGGTTGGGTATTTTAGTACAACACCAACACCCTCATCTGTCAATTTGATTGTACGTTCCTTTACAGAAACCATTTCTCCCACAATTTCCACTTTGCCTAGATCAACGACAATGTCATGTGTACCTACACATTCTTTTGCCTGACACTTAGCTTGTAGGTTTGCTTCGGACCCAGATGATACTGATCGTAATCGGGTAAAGCAGAACTCCAAATCAAACATTGTAAATTTGTTAACATCTGCCTTATCAAAAAGACATGATCTTACGATCTCTTTCAATGTATTAATCATTATAGTAGAATCTTGTGATTCCATAGCAACGATTAAGTTCTTTTCTTCTTTAACTACGTACGGTCTATATTCGTATGTACTGCCTGTCGATGGTAACGTCAATGTGTAGATTGGGGTCTTGATAATTGGTAATGCCATAGTATGTTCATCCTATTAAATTATATTGTTGGTACTCTTATTTATATAGTTATCGTAAGCAAAATCAATGGCAATACGTATAACGTCATGCGATTCATCTGTGAAATCTACTTGAGATATCTTTATCGGAAATGCGTTGATTAATGTGGTAGTATATACAGGTTTGTGTTGCTTGTCCAATTGAATGATTTCAATATCACAAACATAGTCTTCCTTGTACATGACCTTAGAACGAGGTACGTCAATGATCTTATCAATCCATTCCTCAAAGAACTTCTTTACCATGTAATCGTTTGTCAATAGAAAAGAGATGGATACATCGTCATTAAGAACCGTATATGGCATCTTGATAGGAATGCCTGTTGTCTCATAATCTGCTGTTGCTATAGCACGACCAGGTAATGTAGCAGACTGACAAAGGATATGAAGATCCTCTGACTTAATCCCTAATCCTGTCGGACCTGTTAGCACTACCATGTATTCGTTATTGGCTGCAAGGCCGCCGGACTTCTCGAAGAAAGCCCTTAATTTTTCTATTGAATTTATAGCCATTAGCTAACCCTCTTTCTTGATGCGGACCAGACTGCTGCGTTATCAGCTTTCTGGAAATGTTCTGTTGGCATGAACAAGGCCTTTTCCCAATGCTCGGCAGGTACCTTGACAATTCTACTTGATATGTGTGATGTGAGGTAATGCTTAAAGCAAGGCTCAAAATACCTCATTGTTGATATGCTACTCAATAGCTTATATGATAACTTAAACTTCGTTGAATCATCCATCTTACTATTATTGGTAATGGACAACAGTGCATCAAATAACTTGGCTCTTAACTTATGTGGTAGGTAGTGAAGATTGATTCCATAGAACCCGCCTTTGGCTGGACCAACAGAAATGATCAATGGAAACCTATCATAGAAAGGCAAAGTCTTCTCATGCTTTGGATCATAGAAGTAAGTGTACATATGGCCTACCTTAAAGCTCTTGACAGGTTCAAGCTCAGGATCTTTAAGCAAGGTACCACGCACAACACTGACATTTGAAGGCTTACGAAGTTTGCTGACAAGTTTGCCAAACCAGGACTTAGAATCGTCAGTAGCATCCTTAGCCGATTTTGTGTACTTGCCTATGGTTTTGCTTGTAAAATAACTTTGACCTTTAGCCATTTATTTGCCCTTTTATTGCGTTTACCGGGTTGCCATTTTCTCATTTTCATGTTATAATAAATCATTGTCAGCGGGACGGTAGAGATATAAAGAAACTATAATATCTTCATACCTAATGATCTAAGCTTATGTTCATCCCATACTTCAAACACCATATTCCTTCTATTAGCATACTCTTGTGCAGCAGTCCATTTAGACTGATTCTTAATGTAAGTTAATGCTTCAGTAACATACTTCTTAGATCTCTTCTTAGGAGTCTTAGGTGGTAATGTTTGTGATCTAGGTTTAATCTCAATAAGATATTCTTGTCCATTAGTAAGTTTAAAGTATACATCCATGAAGTATCTATGTTGTCTATTATCAGTCTGACAGATATAAGGTATAATAACTTCTTCGGAATTAAAAGCTACTACAGATGGATTCTCATCACACCAACGAAACATTGCTCTTTCCCAAGAAGATCGATATACTACATTCTTGTAGTCACCCTTATATTTAGCTTTGTTCTTGACAGTATATTTTCCCTTATAATACTTTCCCATAAAAAAACCTTATAAATAACCATATACTTGTATTTATATAGGAAAATGAAATGGCAATACTAAGATTCCCATCCAACCTTACTGGTGCTGGAGTACCCTACATTAAGTTTGTACCATATGATGGTGACACCCGAGTAGGTACTGATGAGATCAACCTATACATGCCTCCGGCCTTTGCGATTGGCGATGGAGCTGGATACAATACCGTTAACCTTGGATCCACAGTAGCGAATGATGCTGGTCGAGTTATTGATGAAGTAGTTAAGATGGGCAGAGGTGTTAATTCAGAGAATATGGTATCTCTTGCCGCTAAGATAGCCGCGGCCTCTAAAGTCCCCGGATCTAACGTATCAACAGCCGAAGACATTATGAAGCTCAATCAACGTAAGGTATTCAATCCAAATACTAACGTGGCTTTTGAGTCAATGGAGATTCGTACATTCTCCTTTGCATTTAAGTTCATGCCTTCTTCAAGACAAGAAGCAGAACAGATAGGTTCAATTATTAGAACCTTCCGCCAATACATGTATCCTGATAAGCTTGCCGATGGTATCATTTTAGGGTATCCTATGAAGTGGCGTGTTGAATTTTACTCTGGTGAGGGATCACAGGTATCTAAGGCATTGCCGAAACTACAGAAGTCTTACGTGACTTCATTATCATCTACCTATAACCCAGAATCTAACATGTGGTTTGAAGATGGAAATCCTGTCGCTACTGACATGGAAATATCATTCCAAGAAGAAAGAGCTCTGACAAGGGAGGACGTGTAATGTCGTTTTTCAAAGCATTCAAGAAAATCCCATATAAGTTTGATAATGACCAGCCCTCTTCTAATATCACTGATCTCTTCCATTATGTAGTATTGGATGAATTGTTTACTGATAAGAGTACTGCATATCAATACTACGAAGTCGGAGATGGAGAGCGGCCTGATATTGTTTCTCAGAAGCTATATGGAACGCCTGATTACTATTGGACAATTTTCTTAATAAATGAGCACTTGTCTGACGGTCATGAGGCATGGCCACTATCCTCACAAGAATATGAAAGATACATTAAACATATGTATGATGGTATAGTGATTCACGCTAATTATGAAATCATCTACAATACAGATGGCCAATTAATCGATCATAAGAACTCTGTTGCCGGTAGATTTGAGATAGGTGAACCCGTTATTGGTTCTAAATCAGGTGCTACAGGTTATATCCTAGACAAAGATCCTACGCTTAATCACATCTATATTGGCGGCATAAAGAACGGTATTGCGAATCCTGATATACAAACGTTAGGCGGGCCTTTTCGATTAGATGACCTTATCATTGGTGATCAAACATCAGATAGTATATCAACCAATAAGATATGGCCATGGGCAAAAGCCCCAAAGTACTATCTTGACGAAAATGGCATTGAGACCACTACACTGGATATTATACATAGTGTTAATAATGGCACAAAATATGTTAGCTTTGAAGAGTATGAAAAGACATTAAATGAAGACCGCAGACATATACGCGTTATCCGCCCCTCAATTATTGATGATTTTGTAATCCAATATAAGAAAAAAATGCGTGGTGAAATATAATGTTAAATGGAACCAATAAATCTATTACGCCGTCAGGTTTTAAGTTTGCAGCAATTAATATCACCAACTTCAAAGGTGAGAAGTTAGATATTACCGATCTTGTTGATGAGGTAACAATTAATGAGAGCTTATTTAATATATCTACTGTTTGTGATATAGTAGTTATTGACTCCGCTAACTTTTTTGAGTTCCATCGTATTTCGGGTAATGAAAAGGTACAAATAATATTTACAAGATCAATTCCCGATGCCTCTACCGGTAGATCCGGATCGCGTGATGTTCAAGAGTTTGAATTAGAATATGTTGTAGCCTCAATACCATCATATTCAAGACCTAAAACTTCCGTGCAAGTATACACATTACAATGTATTACCGAGGCCGCTTACCTATCCCAATCAATAAGAATATCCAGAGCGGTTAAGGGCAATACTACTACTATTTTAAAGGATATTATTAATAAGGACTTAGGTGCTGATCTAAAGAAGGCAGATGAATCGGCTGGTTCATTTAATATAATTATACCTAATCTATTAGCGTCAGACGCTATAAAGTGGATTCAAAAAATCACATATGATGAGAAGGGTATGGGATTATTTCTTTATGATACTATTATAGATAAACTTCAATTGAGATCTCAATATAACTTAATACAAAAAGATAATAAGTTAGATGGAGTTTATAAGCACGATTCATTCTTTAAATCCACTACAGGTTCTAATGATGATTATAATCAAAGGAAATATCGGATTTTGAGTATGTCTTCGTCATTGGGCATGAGCAAGATAATAGGAATAAAGCAAGGTTCCTTTGCAAGCTCGATGACTACCGTTGATATGGCTACAAAGAAGTTTATAAAGTATAAATATAATCATGAGTTTAATAATACTATTGAATCATATCCTCTAGTCTCTGATACGTTTAAATTGAATTTAGAGAGTGTGGATAAATTATACTCAGCTAATAGAACAGTTTTTAATAATACATTGGCAATATCTAAAAGTAGATTATATTCAGCAGGCATTGATTTACAATCATTAACCAAGGCAGCCTCTACACATAACCTTGATACTATTTCACATGTATTATCATTGCATGGCGATCCTGAATTAAGACCTGGTAAGATAATAGAAATTAAATTGCCATTATCAACTGACACTACATTAGAAAAGTTAAGTGAAATAGCAGACGGTAGGTATGATCAATATATGAGTGGGAAATACTTAATTGTATCTTCTATTCACAGATTTAGTGGTAAAGGCTACTTTACAGAAATTAAGTTAAAGAGAGACTCATCTACAGTGGAGCTTATTTGATGGTTTTATTTCATGGGGTTGTTGAGGATATAAAAGATCCTGAACAAATGGGTCGTGTGCGGGTAAGGTGTTTTGGTATACATACTGAAGATACTCGTGCTATCAAGACAGAAGATTTGCCGTGGTCATTAGTGATGCTGCCTACCACTTCCGCCTCTATATCTGGTGTATCTCAAACACATCAACTCGTAGCAGGGTCATGGGTAGTAGGGTTTTTTGCTGATGGAGAGAGTGCTCAGGATCCTATTATTATGGGATCGGTGCCCGGAAATGCATCAGAGAAGCCGTCAACGGAAGATAACATTGGAT